TCAACAGTTAGAATGCAGTGAGGAGTCAGTTTATCGACATATGAAGCATCATTTCCAACCTTTGGTCAAAAAGAGTTCTACTGCACTTGTTTCTATTAAAGTAGGAGAAGAAGTTAATATTCTAAGAAACAATGTTCAAGGTTTAAACGGAAAACTTGCACAGTTTATGGAAGAGACTAGTATTCACGACGATGGTGTTATATCTGACATGGTCAGGTTGCACAAAGAAGTAAGGGAAACTCTCAAAGATTTAACAACCTATCAAGAAAAATGGGCAGAGCCAACGCAAAACATCGCCAACAATACTATCAATGTGCTCAAAGTGGAGTTAGGTAAGGAGAGTCCAGAAACTTGGAAGCGGGTCAAAGCCAGTTTACTTGCACAAGCAGATGGGGAAGTCGACGAAGACATTATGGATTTATTGTGAGGTGAAAAAATGCCAATGATTACAGGTTCTGACACAAGGATGTATAGTCCTCGTAGCGAATCTAATCTTGGTTACTCCAAAGATGATGATGACTACAAATACGGTGTTGGTGACCCTGAGCACATGGAAGAACTCAGGGATAAAAAAATGGCCGAAAAGGACAAACCAAGTGAAGTATCTGAACTACCACATCTACAATTGTCAATACCTAAGCCGGAAATACCCCAACTTCCCGGCTTAATGGAAGAAGAGGAAGAAGACCCTCTTATGATGGATGACCAGTTCAATGAAGGTCAACAATTTGGTGCTATGACAGGAATGCCTGACATGGGTAATCTCAGTATTGGTAACGCTACGGGCACCATGCCAGCACCGGGTGGCATGCTTGCCACCGGTGAGCCAATGCAGAATGCTTGGTCTACCTTGATGAAAAAAGACGAGGAAGATGATGAAAAGCCTGACCCTAAAACATTCACTAAGCCTAAAAAAATTCCTAGACCCTTTTTCGACCCAGAAAAAGATATCAATCGGTATAGGCGAGTAGCAGACGAAAATATAGTAGGAACAAGCGAAACTGACCTTCGGGCAGGAAGAATCTTACCCACTGCTTATGGTAACCCTGATTACTTTACTGCGAGCGAACCGATAGATGATGCTTGGTCTAGTCTAACCAAGAGCAGACTTGACAAGATAAGGGGTAAAGAGCAAAAACCTTTCACAAGAGAACAGTTTGAAATTCAACCCGGTGGTGCAGATATTGATACGGCTAATACTCGTAGAGCAAAGAGAGTATCTCGTCAGATGTCACCGATGAAGCACAGAGGGCTTGATTTAGACCACCATAGCGTAGATTACTCTCACCTTGGTATTAAGACAAAACAGCCGCTCCGTTTGTTTCCTAGAGATTATGACCAACAAATGGGTACTCAACAAAAGCGACAATTGTTAGCAAATGTACCTCAAGCACAGGCTGGTCATGCTCTTGGACCAGAAAGTAGATACAATCCGAAACCTCATAAGTTATCCTCTCCCAAAGGTATACCTATCAAAGAACCCGGTGAACCTAAACTTAGAGGTCAAAAGTTGTCTAAATCAGCCAATTTGCTTAGAAAAGACATAGAAGACCTCAAAAAGAAAGTGGACTATATGAAATTTAATCAAATTAGAAGGTTACTTACTCAATTAAAAAATTCTGTGGAAAGGCAAGAGCGTAGACTCAAAGCCGCTAATCAAGGCGGCCATGGCAATAACAGAGAGGCTGGTCATATGGAAGCACAGAACAAAACAACTAAACCAACTGGTGGCACTGACACCATTGATTTGCCTGACAGTTGGGGCGCACCTTCCACTATGTTTGCAGCAAGAGGTAGTGGGAGAGTAGGTTGATGTTTAAGATACATTTTCCCATTAACTATGGTAGACCTAAGCCTTTGGTTTTTGGCAGCGATGACTTTCACAAGGCTTACTTCAAACCTTTGTTGAAATCTTTCGGTCTTACTTTTGTCGGTGATGGAGGACAAGTTCCTCATGGTTGGGCACCAACAGACGCTGGTATAAGCCAAGACCCAGAAGAGCCTGACCATCCACCTTGGAACCACCATCCTGAGACTGGTGAATTATTACCGGGCGGTAAGCATACCATTGATTTTGTCAGAGATGACTTAGTAAGGAAGTTCAAACTTACTCCAGAAGAAGCCGAATATGTTTTACAGATGTCTATCGACAGATATAATCAAAAGCATCAAGACGAATATGGTGACGACAGTCAACATACTTTACCTGATTTCAACAGTAATCAGTGGCGCAAAGTGCATGTTGGACCTTGGTACGAACACAACATGGAAACTCACATGAGAAAAGCCAGAAGAGGCGAGCCTCAGCAAGCAGGCGGTCCAAGACCTTTGATTACCTACGCTTACAACCAAGGTAATGTCGAGGGTGGCGCAACTGGTCGATGGATAGACAGCGGTCTTATTCACATGAATCAAGAGATTGGTGAAGTGTTACAAGAGTTAGGTGCGCCTGCTGATGTTGTCAAGGACTTGAATTATGTGCAGTATAATGGTTTGAAGCCGGGTTCGCTTTCTGGTGGATTGGTTCAGTCTATATCTCCAAGAGACGGTAAAGAATACTTGAAGACAGGTATACTACCTAGTCAATACCTTAGCGCTGAGCAAGAGCAACAAATCAGTGACCAAAGAATGCATCCAGAAATACACGCTCATCAGATTGCTGAACTGTTACCTGATTCTTTTTATTATCCTGCTTCTTTCAACATAGCCGCAGGTGGATTGTCAGGTGAAAGGTTACGAGAGGAACTTGAAAGTATGGGACTAAGTCACAATTATAGCGATGAAGATTTGAACGAAATGGCTAGTACAAGGGCTATGAAACTTCTTTTCCAAGATACTCACAACATCAATAGTGATTCGGGTAAGGGGTCAGTAAAGATGTTAACTAGAGGTTTACTCAACGATATAGATTCTCATCACGATGATGAAACATATAGTTTACACAGAAACCACATTGAGCGAGCGCCTGCACATGAAGGTACTAAGTTTCACAAGAGGGCTAATTTAGTTGCTAGGAAGATAGGAGCACATATGAGTAATGCTGCTGGTAAACTTATAGCACAAGGTATGAGTCAAGAAGAGGCTAAGGAACAGATAGCCAGACAGATGCGAGAATCGAAAGTAAATCACTACGAAAGAGCATATCGAGGACCAAAAGAGGGTCTAAGGCGAGATGTCGAGGGTCTGATTGCCGGTATGATGGACATCACCGGGCACGAAAAATTCTCTTTAGGCGAGATACCGACAGATGCTGCGACACAAGGGATTGCTACTCCTATGCCGGAGTTCCCGCACTACGCTGCACCTGACCATTGGGGGCCAGATGGACATGACCGTATAGCACTTGGCGAGCACGAAATGGCACCTACTGGAGATGAAGTCCGTGTAGAGCCATCTTATCCAAGACCCGAAACTACTGCCCCTGCCATGCCTCCGCAAGTTCCGCCAATGATGGATTTAGGCCCACCGCCTTTACAACAAAGTAATCCATCAGACTTGGCAAGAAGAACTCTTTACAACTTACCTAACCAACAAGGAACATTTGACCCTAGCGGAAACATCATAGTGAATCGCTCCTTCGATGTAGCCAGTGGGATGGATGCAATCAAGAAAAAGATTGGATACTTTGACGGATTTTTAAGGGGGCTAAAGTGATGGGAAGAGTATTAGTCAAGTCTTCTCTTCCTAGCAAGGTGTTAGTTAAGAGCAACTATGCTTTTGATGCTTTTGGTAATCCAGTGCTATTGTCAACTCCTTCTACAAGTAAAGGTGCACCTGTAAGGGGAGAAAGGTTTGCTGGACTTTTAGGAAGCGCAGCAGGTGGAGCACTGGCTCTTACACAACCAGTCAATTCTTTATCCCAGTTAATTAACAATATAAGATATGGTGCGTTTGAAGGCGGTAGAGATATTCGTCGATTAAGAAGAGGTTTAGCGGGTCGCCGAGAAAAAATAAGAGCCAACAGAGCAGCAGATATTGCCGATAAATATGCTGCCATGAGAACACAAGAACCTCTTGACCAAAGAAGGCAAAGAGGTTTATTTGACAGATTGACTGGTGGTAACCTTAGAACTACTGCTAACCAAGAAAGGGAGTTGTATGAAGCAGATGAGCGAAGAAGACTTGCCGATGAAAGGGCTGCTAGAAACGCTGCTTTGGGTCAAGAAGTGTTCAATATGGCTGGCGGAATGCGTGGAGAAAGACCAGAAGATTTGAATTTAGAACAAGGTCAGGAAGCCCTTCGTAACATCAGACAGTTGGGAGTAGCAGGTGCACAAAGAGGAGACAGGATAGATGCCAGAGAATCAGTTCCTTTGCCCAATTTCGCAAATCAAAACGCTGAACTGATAGCAGATATAAATCAAGAAATACAAACAAGAGATGTTATGCCTCAAGAAGAGGATGTAAATGTGACGAAGCCCGGTGCAGTAAGAGTTGTTAATGCATCAAATCAAGTAGAAGATTTGCACCCTGCACAAATAACACCTGTTTTAAGTGGTATACCAATCCCCCAGCAAGGTGCCTCATCAGCCGAGAAAGAAGAAGCAGCAGGCACACCTGCTCCTAATGCAACGGTTAACACCACTATGAATACATTTGACCAGATGAAACCAGAACCTGACGAGGAAGAGGGAGAACAACAACCTAGTATGCTACGAACTAGTATTGAAGAGAAAATGAGAGGCTTTGGAACGGAGGTTGAGGCTTGAGTGATGTCAACAACCTCATCCGAGACATGGACATAGAAATGTCCAAAAAGTCATTCAAGTATTTCTTTACTGAAATTTTAGATTTTGATTTTTCACACCATCATCGAGATTGGTTGGTCGGTCTTAGTGAAAGTAGAAGATACTGTGTTAAAGCAAGTCGTGACCACGGCAAGTCCGTATTTTTTATGTCTTATGCGCTTTGGTTGGCCGCTTTTAACCCCAACACTCACATCATGGTATTTAGTCACAGCCTTGAGCAGACGCTTGAACACATGCGGTTTATTCGTAATAACATCGAAAGTTCTGACATTTTGAAAGAATTGAAACCGACAGGTAAACCTTGGGCTAAATCTTACTTTGAATTTACCAATGGCAGTCGTATTATGGCCAAGTCAGTTGGTGGTGCTACTCGTGGTTTCCACCCTGATGTTGTAGTATGCGACGATATTCTTTGGGGAACTACCAGTTCTGAGTTACAAAGAGCAGCCGATTGGTTCTATACCGTTCTACTCCCAGTTCTACACCACACAGGTAGACTAATGATGGTCGGTACACCGTTTAGTTACAACGATTTATACGCTGAATTAGAAGACAAACCTGCATTTAGGGTAGAGACATACCCTGCTATATTACCAAATGGTGAACCACTTTGGCCCGGTAGATGGCCACTTGATGCACTAAAGGTACGAGAAGAGTCGATGCCAGCCATAAAGTTCGCTCGTGAGTATCTTTGTGAGCCTATTCACGACATGTCGAGCATGTTTCCAATGACTTTGTTAGAAAAAGCAAGGGATAAAGACCTGATTTTGATTGACAAAGCAGAACAAGAATTTGATGAAAACGGCGACCCATCGGGATTATTTGGCCAACACTTCATTGGCTGGGACCCGGCTATTGCGTCAGATGCTAATGCTGACTATACTGCTATGTCTGTTCTAAGAATGCTACCGGATAGTGAAGAAAAGCAACTAATTCATGTCGTAAATGAAAAGGGCTTGGGTAGTAACGCACAGAAAAGAAAGATAATCATGCTCAACAGTCGATTTAGACCAGACCTTATCGAACTTGAAGGTAACAACTTCCAAAGAATGTTTGAGGCGGAACTCAAAGAGATGCGTGACGACATTCCTATCAAGACATTTATGACCACTCGGCAAAAGAAAGAGAGTATGTTTATGTCTTTACTCATGGCTTTCGAGCAAGGTAAAATAAAAACACCTTGGGGCGACGAAAGAAGCAAAGAATTTACTCGTAATCTTGAAACCCAACTTAGTAGATTTGGTATGCAAAAGAACGGCAGACTAGAGTCTGTCGGTACTCACGATGACTTGGCTATGAGTTTGGCTTTGGCTAACTGGGCTACTAAAGAGTTCAAGGGTACTATGGTCATGCTTGATGATTACCTTGACGGATTTAACGATTGGTTTGGTGATGTTTCGCAAAGAAATGTAGCAGGTGCGTCTTGGTTCACGATATAATTAAATGACACCAAAAGTTGGAGAGTATTATGTGGCCGAGTCTAAATGTAACAAATAGCGATTATATCGTAGACATGGGTCATGCTATTCTTAACGATATAGCAATCAACCTCATGGCACATCCAAGAGTAGATGAAACAGTGGCTAAGTCGATTGCTTCTCAAACTGTAATGTTTGAAGAAGAAAAGTTACCTGAGCCTCAGTATGCGCCTTTTGCACCTACTGGTGACGGTTGGTTCGAGGATAGAATTGGCAAGAGCGCTAATGAAATTATCAAAGATTTAAGAAAAGCAAGAAGGGTCATGAAGGACAGTAAGGATGAGATTGACAATATCATATCCAGTGTTAGGGCTCTTAAGAGCGCAGAAGTAGACGCTACTTTAGCCACAGTGTCTTGGGGCAAGTCTCATTATGATACAATGAGAAAGATGGGACTAGCCGATAGAGACTTACGCTCACTTAGATTATTTGGTAAATCCAGACAGTCTAGTTTACTTCGTGCTTGTAATTTATGGGAAAGCGCAGAAGATGCGCTCGCTAAATTAGATGAGTTTGAAGATGTTTGGGGCGAAGAAGAAAAAATGGCTTGGGTCAATGCTATGGAAATGAAACAAGATGCTCGTAAAATGTGGAAGAGTTCGTTACACCAAATTGACAATCTTTCTAAAGAACAGCAGAAATGGATGAGACTCGCAAAAGAAGAGGTAAGTAATCATGGTTCAATGTCTGCGAGGGCAATCACTGAAAACCTCATTGAAAAGGGTGTACCTCGACTTAATTCTAACAGACTATCTAAACTTCTCAATATGTATGGCGAAGAAATAAACATAGTCAAGGCTCACCGTAAGGGTGAATATATGTGCATAGACCGAGACGGCCTTGTTATCAAAGACCCTTGGTCTTATGCTGCTGGTTTCTTTGATTCTAATGGCTATATTAATATCTCAGACCGTGGTGAACCTAAAGTTGGTTTGGTTACAAAAGGTAAGGCAGGTAGAATGCACTGTGAACAGTTGTACAAAGGTATAGGGTTTGGAACTTTACAACTTGACCAAAAAATATACGAAGACACTGAGCAGTCTCAGCACCGGGTTACATTTTTGAAATCAGAAGATGTGTCTCTTTTTTTACAAAATATCTATCCTAACTTAAGAATTAAAGGAGGCTTGGCTAAGGCTATGATAACTTATGTTAAATCTGAAGATGAAAACACAAAGGGTAAAGTTAAGAAGTTTCTACAGTATACTAATGCGGAAGGCACTGACAAGGGTGACAAGTTACTAATGAAGTGGGATGTAGACCGTGATACAGTAGTTAATTGGCTGGAGGAATTTTAATGGCAGAAAAAGGTAGAATAGGTAAACTAATAGAGTCAATCGGCAATCCGTTCCGAAGAAGAAGAACACCAGAGCCTCAGATGCCGCTTTGGACTACAGGTATACAAGAACCTGTGCTAGTACAAGGTATTACTATACCAGCGTTATACGCAGTTGCTAATGAAAATCTTATTCTAAGAACGGTTCTTTCTACACTCCAACAAGAAATATTCCGCCGTGGTTATTACTGGGAGAAAAAGTTTCACAAGAAATGTATAACTTGCGATAAAGAGTATCAGCATGATGTAGAAACCTGTGATGAATGTGGAGGAGATGTTAGAGACCCTAACCCTAACGAATTAGTATATCCTCGTTGGTTGATTGAGCAGAGAAATTCTATGGAGCAGACTTTTATGGATGTACTTAGAGAAGTAGAATATGATTTGAACATTACAGATGATGCTTTTCTTATACTTATCAAAGAATATTATATGGACCCAGAAACAAATGAATTGGCTTTTTACAGAATAAAAGAAATCGTTAGAGGAGACCCAATATTTATGCGTATAATTGCTGATAAGCGTGGTGTAAGAGGAGGCCGATTCCGAGTTTGTCCTATTCATAGAAACGAAGTCAAGTCATACTCGGAAGACGATAAAAATTGCCCTATATGTGGTACAGAAATGCTTGATGTACATCATGTCAACACCGCTGGAAGTGGTAAAACCCAATACTATCTGGAAGGCGAGGTAATACATGTTAGTAAATATCAACCTTCTAAACTATACGGTAGAAGTCCGGTGTCTACACTTTGGCGACAAGCCATGACTTTGACAGCAATGGACAATTACATGTATACTGCTTACTCAAAGCGCAGAATACCAAGAGGTATACTAAGCGTTACTACTGATAATCTTGAGTCTATGAAGTCGTTTTTCAAGGCTACTGACGAAAAGTTAGAGCGTGACCCGCATTACATACCTAAGATTGGTATTGAATCTGGTAGTGGTCGTGGTGGTATCAACTGGGTTAAACTGATGGACAGTCTCGAAGAGATGCAGTATATACCTGCAAGAGATGAAATGCGACAACGAATCGCTGCTTTCTATGGAGTATCTAATGTATTTATGATGGACACTGGTAAGTCTGGTGGGCTAAACAACGAAGGTATGCAGATACTGGTTACTAATAGAGCAGTAGAGTTTGGTCACAAAGTATACACTGAACACTTGTTCCCAAGGCTTATGGAAGAAATGGATGTCAATGACTGGAAACTGACATTATATCCAAACGAAGAGGAAGACGAAGTTACTCGGTTACGCCGTGATGAAATGGAAGTAAATATTGCTCAAAGAATGATGATGATGGGTTACAAACCTACACTATCCGAAGATGCAAATCGTGATATTCGATTTGTCTACAAACAACCTGACCCAATGGACCCTGCCCAACAACAGCAGCAAGGTGGCATGCCTCCGGGCGGAATGCCAATGGGTGGTATGCAGATGGGTGGAGGTATGGGTACACCGGGAGCACTTCCGAGTCGTAACATTAGTCCACAAGGTGCTGCTCAAATGGCCAGACAAGCGCAAATGGGCATGTCTCAGCCCGGCGGAGAAGGTATGGGGCTTAGAAATAGAGGGCCAGCGAGCCCTCAGAATAGAACCAGTATGGGCTCCGGTGCTCCGATGTCAAGTGTTCAACAAAGAGGTCCCCAACCCACTGGAGTTCAGCAGGCTAGTCAAAACATATTAAACGCTAGAAATCCGAGAGGGGCTTAGGAAGTTTAAAGTCAAGTAGTGTATTGGAGATGAACATGGACCTTAAGAAATTGGACCCAATGGCTAGAAAAATGAGAAGTCATGTTGACGCATTTTACAAAGCATTAGAGCAACAAGATGGCGTTTCAGCAAGAAGTCACATTACAGAAGTAATGAAGTACGCAGATTTCCTAAACAAAGATATAGAGACTACAATCTCAAAGTCTGATACAGTGAAAGTCAATGGTATCAATGACATTTATGTCGGCGGAGTACCTGTCCTTAAGTCAGGCTCTGCTCAAAATGTTCACACAGCGCAGAACGATGTGTTGCCGGGCATGATTAGAACCACAAGAGCAGGACCGACTCACCGAAGATTGTCTAACCGTACAGTTTGAGGTGATTAAATGAGCGAAGAGAGGGAAAATGTCGCTGAAAAGTTGATGGGGGCACTCATCACTAAAATGGAAACAATGGATGCAGGTCTACAATTGTTAAAAGCAGAAAATGATGAACTTAAGAAAGCATTACTAAACCCAGCAGTGTTACTTAGAAAGGCTGGTTTTGTATCTGCTAGAAATAATATGCCAGAAGATGTAATGCCTGATTTGTTTAGAGGCGACTCTGACGATGTGTTATTGAAAGAAGACGGCAATCCAATTGAGGTGCCAAAGACTAATCAAGACTTTTACAAGACAGATTGGAGTGAAATTCACGCACTTGCTGACCAAGCAAAAAGTAGCGGTGCAATAGGAAACGAAATAGGAATGGAATAATATGAAGCCAAGATTTGAACAAGCAAGTAGAGAAGTATATGACCTGTTAAAGGCAGCGCAGAATTTAGAAAACCGTATCGCTAAGAAAGAAGGCAGTATGCCAGATTACGGCGGTCAAGAAGAAGGGTCTACTGTAGGCTATGCTCGATTTGAGGCACAGCCATCCGGCGTACCTAATGCCTACTACAATACAAACAATGTATTACTTGACGATATACAAGATGTCGCTAACAAAGGTGCAATCTCAGAAAACAGCGATGTACTGACAAGAGAGTCACCTTACTATCCTACAGCGTTTAGTACAACAGGTGCACTTGAGAACTTCAAAGGTGGTGACGGTCCAACCTTGTCAGAATTAAAGAAGTCTATTGACCGACTATCCAGCCGTCTAAATTAAGCGGCTGGTGATGTACTTGAGAGAAGGGCCACTAGAGACTCTTGATAGAACACGAGGCGTGTTCGTTAAGTCTCTACTAGATGGCATTGGTAAAGCAGACGCTGGTGCTGAGTTTTATTTTGCAGCCGTTAGCGCTGAGCGAAAAGGTTACGAGTTATCAGGTCATGACAAAGGCTTACTAAACATGTTTAGTTCTGTCATACAGAAGCAAGAAGATGAAGACTGGACACCTCATACTCATCAAAGTATTAATGAGAAACAGATGGGATTTGAAATAGATTATACCGCTGGTATGGAATTAGCCGACAACCCATCTATCAATTCAGACAGAGTTGTTCCACCTAACGCAGATGATTTAAGGTATTCTGGTAGACCCTTCACGGTAATTAATGGTGAGGCAAACGACCCCCATCGAACACGCAACCCGTTAGGTCAAGGCTTCAATCCTTTACACGGTAATTATCATCAAATCTTAGCAGACTTTTATCTAGCAAACGAGGCTGGTAGCGATTCTCAAAGTCAAATAGACGCTAAGAAAGAACTTGCTTGGGAAGAACACGCAGCAAAGAATGACCACAGTTTTTTACAAACACCTTTGCATCTCGGTAAGTTGAACGAAGATGCCACTAATCACCAACTCTATCTTAACCATTACAAAAGATGGGAAGAAAGCAATCGAGATATGGTTAACAGAGTTCGAGCAGATAGAAAAGAACAGGGCCTATCAGAGGCAGAAATAGCCCACGAGTTAAAGCAGTCACATATGGAAGATGCCAAAAGAGATTGGCAACAGAATCTAGGCTTTATGGATTACTTTCTTGGCATGGAATGGTTTAGTCCGGAAGAAAGAGAAAAAGCCTATCGGCACTTGTATGACCATGGAGGGGCAGATAGCACTAGACCTTTGACTTTTGATAGCAGTCCCCAAATAGAAAACTTATTGCCCAGACTCAAGCGTAATTTTCAACAAAGATTTTCTGGTTTATACGACTTTTGGACTAGAGTGCCCGAACACTCTCAGCATCCTCTAGCAATCAAACCAAAGCGTTTGTCAGAAGATACTGAAAATATCCAAAGAGTTCACAATTGGATGGCAATGCAAGGTAGTAGTCTTGGAAAAAAAAGAGACTGGGAAAGAGCAGTGGACCATTATAACAAAATGTATAGAATGTATAATCCAGATGCTAATGCTTTTAGTTATAGCCATGTCCCTTATTTCGATGATAAGAGAAACGAAATACATTGGAGAAAACAGTCTATTGGTAAGGGTAAGAAACAGAATTACCTTAGTGAACCCATGCTAAGAAATATGCTCAATATTGATAGTGAAGGTAAGTTACATGAAGACGGTGAACATCCTGTTTGGGGACCTGCTTGGAAAAAAGCCGATTCGCCATTTAGTCAAGAAGAACTTGATGAGATTATGAAAAAGAGGCGAGACGAGTCTATCAAGATGAGGGCGGCAGGTAGGGTCGCTCGAAATCACGGTGCGATAAATTATGGCACTCATATGCACCCTGACCACTATGACTATCTTGATGACTATGATACACTTGCTACTCATTGGAAAAGACCTTTCCAAGTAGGCGGGATGGGCAAGAAAGCCAATGAATTGTTCAATTTACTACACCATCATACTTTGGCTTACAAACCTGTAGAAACAGAACAATCAGCAGACTCTCAGGCTTTGAGAGAGCGTTTCGGTGACTACTTACAAGACATTGGTGCAGATGGAGAACAAGTTGGTGAATTTGAGCCTACGACTGAAAAAACCATGATGGGTGATAAAGAAGTGAGTTTATTCTTTGAAAAGACCGGCAATAGAATAGGTATACAGCATATTGAGGGCGGTAAAAGTATGGATGCTTTTTTAGCACCATTTGGACAGGGTGGTTTAAGTTTATTTCCTGATGCTGAGGGTAAAACCACAGCATTTAGAGGTGATTTTGCCAGACCTAGTTCCTTGATGAATCCACAGAGTGCTGTTGCTTCTTCAAGAATAAAAGGTGCAGGTGGTCAGAATGCTCACACCGAAAGACACTCTAGCGGAACTGATGGTAAACATAGTAATGAAATACATAGCGAGTATCATGCTGCGAGAGAATCAGGTGACGATGATGCTGCCAGAGATGCTCATGACAAACTGCGTGGTGAAACTCCTGACCATCTAAGAATGGTCAATATACACCAAGGCACATTCAACAACGACGAAGTTGAACAAACTGCCGCTCATAGTTACCACACTATAGGCACTATGGTTGGTATGGGTAATAACCCGATGGAGCCGCTTAGAAGAGTAATCAGTTACAAAGACCCCGGCCTTTTACAAGAAGGAACGGGTTTGCGTTCTACACTTGCTGACCACAGTGATTTAGTAAACGACCTCAGTGCTAGATTTGAAACACTTGGTGAGTTCGATATCGAAGAAGAAAAGCAGCAAATAGAGGTTAGTATAGAAAACTCCAGAAGTCGGATAGAGCAAGAACTTGAAAACCTAAATCAAAGAAAAGCCCCACCCAACTTAACAGATGAAGAACTCATTGAGTTCAATAGAGTGCTGTCGACTGAAAAAAATCTGCTAATGGGAGAACTACAAGAGTTACCGAAGGCCAAAGAAAGAATGATTACTGACTTAGATGACAAACTTAGACAGCACACTATCGGTAACCAAGTTCCCGGCCCAGACGGTCAACTAATAGATATAGGTATGATGACTAATCTTGGTATACCTAGAGAAATAAATCCAGAAGGTCAGGTTTCTAGGAGGCTGTCTGCGTCTCAAAGACCGATGGCGGCTGAGGAAGAGTCACAGTATTTTGAGGGCTTGATGGACAGGGCTGGTGAAATAGAAGAGTTGTTAGAGTCTGGTAGATTAACACAAGGTGAAAGGTTGACTTTACAGGGTGAGTTGAATCAGTTAGATAATCAGATGGAAGAGTGGGAGAGACAGAACATCAAAGGAACTCGTTATTTTGGCGGTAAAGGTCATCATAACACTCTACAAAGAAAGTTGGATGCTGATATCAATGCGATTGCAGATGCAGGTGAGCATCTATACAGGATGCTTGGACAAACTCCAGAAGGTAGGGCTCAACTCGCTCAAATATTCAATCCCAATGCTGACCACGAAACAGCGGCTGCTAACATGCGTATGTGGGCAGCGATGTCAAATGATTTCTTACAAAGAGCACCCGAAGATAGCCACGACATCATGACACTAGGTAACACGAAGTTTGAAGTCAAAGGTCAATCGAAGCCGACTACAGATTTTGCTACGGGTATGAAAACTGCGGTTTCTAATTTCGGTAGTGCATTTGACAATAATGATGTTTTTAATTATGTTAGTAGTTTGGATTCTATTTCGCAAATACAGAACAGCGGTATAATGCAGGCTGACCCCGAACAAGCACAAGCCCTACTCGGACAAGTAGAAGCGACTAATCGTCAGTATGAAGATTCCTTTATGGATTCACTTGGTTTGGATAAATCGGATAATAGATTGCGACAAACGGTAAAAGATTATGTCGACAATACTCTACTACCCAGACTCAACGAAAACAAACCTATGCCTTCTGTTATGACAGGTCGACAATTGTTTAGTCAAATGTATCCTGATATAGACATTGATGCTATGCTTACAGGTTTGAATAATAGAAATAGAAGAGGTAAACCAGATGTTAAAGAGTTTGCTAAAAAAGTAGAACAGATATATTCAGTTCTGGGTAGTAAAGGTTCAGAAGAAAGAAACCGACAAACTGGTATTGGTTTCCAACTTGCACATAATTTAGACGATAGGTTTGAAGAAGACTTACATACAAAGCGTTCTAGTTTTGGAAGTTCGACTAAAAAAGATGCTAGGTTTGAAGATGTTAAACACAGAGTAATTCAAACTCTTAACTCTTTGATTACTAATTTTGCAGATGTAGAAGTTCCACAGGAAATAACTCAAACTAAATCCGGTCTTGGTCAAGTTAAGGTTGGGCCAAACGGTCACAACACACATACTGTCAAGAGCCTGTATAACTCAGGCGGTTTCAAACATGAGTTTGGAGATGACTTTTCACCTAGTTTTAATTATTACATAGGCTCTGATGGAACTCCTAAGATTACCATGGTTAACCCTAATGAAGATAATACTCAGGCTTTGGTTCCACTGACTAGTCACTTTTGGGACAAAATGATTTCAGTAGCAGCACCTGCTTGGCAGAGTTTACTTTACGGTCCTGAGCATCAAAGAGCAAGACAATCGTTGGCTATAAATGAACGAAGAGCCCCTCAGTTCAAGTCTGGTGAGTTTACTCGGACATTGAGTAGAGATGCTAGGTCAGTTCATAAATCTAAAATTGGGTTAGCAGATTTAACTAATCCTGACATTATCAGAAAAGACTTGGGCCCGGAAGTTCCTACGCTACAGCCAATGCACCGTATCTTTGAACTTGACGACCTTGAACATCTGCGTGGATTTACAGGCGACTGGATAGTTTCTGTCATGCCAGAAGGCGAAAGAGGCTTTGTTAAGAAAGATGGCGACAAGGTTACATCTCCTACTTTCGATTTGTCAGATGAAGATAAGGATAACTTCAAGAAAGTAACAGATGAAGATTATCATGTAGATGTTATAAAAACAGAAGACGGTTACTATATCTTTGATGTCTTAGAATACGAAGATAAAGAAGTCCACGAAATCACGATTGACGACAGAATCAAAATACTCCGGGGTGCTATGGAAGGAATAGACAATATACATTTACCAAGCGCTAGTGACACTC